CTTGCAGAGAGGGTACGGTAAATCCATCTTGGTAGATGCTACGTCTATATTGGTCAGCCGTAAAGTTACCCTGCTCGGTGCTTACCTTGAAGAAAGTGATGAAGTCAGCAACCCCGTATCGGTTGATGAATGCCACTTGGTAGGGAGTATATTTTTGTTCGCATATCAGATAGTATCGCACCCGTTCAATCTCCGTGCCTCCCGTGTCCTTTAAAACTACGTCATACCAATCGCCATCGCTATGGGTACTTGGTTTGATGAGATTATCAAGTCCTGCATTGTTTTCAAGGTTGGCAGGTCCAACCCCTGCATAGATCACAAGATCCTGCGTATCTCCACTTCCGGAACTTGGGGGAAGGTATGATGTTCCATCCGTATCGTATAGGGTATCCGAATCTCCGTTGTTCCATACGATTTCGACAGACCCCAAGTCATTCGCCACACTATTGTAAATAGCAAGGCTTTCATAGTTGGAGGATAGCACTTGTCTATTGCGCCCCAAAGCGAGGATAGCAGCCGTTATTGCTGGGTTGCTGGGATTCATCTTATCTGCCCACCCTTGTGTTGAGAGGAATTTGTTTGTAGTGCTTGTTGCCCAAGGCGCGGTAGTTGGTGCAGTACCATTGTCGGAGTATGTCCAAGATCCCGTGCCATTTACCCAAAGGGCTTCCCCTATTGGGCTTTGCTCAAAAAAGATAGCATCGTAAATACCGAAGTCGTGCAGAAACTCACCCCGCACAAGATCGCTAATCTCAAAATTGATGATTTCATTGATGGAGTAGCTTTTGCTCAATGAGTAGTTTGCACTTGAAGGAATGGTAGTACCACTCCAGATTTTCACGTCAAGCGTCATTGAGTCAAGCGAGTCATTAGCAAGGGCATCATTCTTTCCCGTGAAGAATATCGGGCTGCGTGCCATCTTCAAGGAGGTGGGTCGGCTAATAGAGGGAGTGCTCATTTTTTAATTGTCTTAATAGTTTTGTCCAAAACGTATCTTACGAAGTCGGTTGCATCCAAGTCAAATGGCTCGGTGATTTCTGCTGGTAGTTGTTCAAAGGCTATCCGGAACGGGGTTTGGAAAAAGTAAGTAGGAGCAATACCCTTTTTCTTAATCTTTCGATTGATCAGGAAAGCCAGGGAATCAATCTTTGCATCCGTTGCTTTTACAAATGCGCCCGTTTTTAGATCTCTTAATCGTATGGGCTTTTGTCGGATCCAAGCCTTCAAAGCGGAGGGAGGTATCCCCTTTCCTGGTTTCCTTCCTTCATCTACATATTTTCCGTATGTATTCCAAGCATCATTGTCCTCAAAGAATTTTAAGCTAATGGAATTGTCCATCGTCTTGAGGCTATACGAGCCGGGAAGGGATTCCCTCAATCTTCCTGTTGAGTCGATTCTTCGCCTCTTGCCGTCAACGGTACGATATGCCCCAAGTTCTAACTGCGCTTGTTGCAATACCCTTTGAGCGAAAGCCTCAAGATAGGCGTTTGTATTCTCCCAAAGCATCAGCAAGTAGAGATTTCGGTGTTGGCAGTAACCACGTCAAAGGTGCAGTTCCATCCTGCCAATAGATTTTCAAAGCGATCCTGGAAGGGAAGGCATTGGGGAGTTCCCTCTAATTGATATTTGTCAAAGTGTAGATTCCCTTTTTCTAAAGCCTTCACCACAGCGTTGCAAACCGCAAGCTGGGTATTGAGTATATCCTGGAGGTTGTTCGTGCCGTAGAACGGCTCTTGCTGGTCTCTTACATCTTCTTTAGTTTCATCTACCACATCTAAAGCCACAACCGATATGTTGAACCGGATTACCTGCCCTGCAATCGTGGCGGAGTTGACCATTATGTGAGATAGTGGAAAGATACTTTGCTTGTTGAGGTCTACGTCAAATATGTCTCCGTAGGTTACTACGTTCACCTGGGAGTGAGCCTCGAGCACTTCCTTTATCTTTTCCAATACCAAATAGAAATTTCTCATCGTTTGATGCTTTTGTTTAAGATTTTATTTTCGGTTTCTGCTTTGTCTTTTTCGAAGGTGAGGTAGGTGAGGGCGAAGGAAGCGTTAAGCCTGGAAACTTCATCAAATCGGGTAGCATCTCCTTTAGCAAGAGAATAGAATAAGGGAAACCAGCCCCATCGTCCTGCAAATTGTCCTTCGCTGCTGAATTGATCTCCTTCTCCTTCGTTAAAGATTTCAGGAAAGTTTTGGATAAATCCATCCCTAAATCGCAAAAAAAAACCATTGATCCCATCACTATATCCAGGGGCATTTTTCGCATTAGTTCGGCTCTAAGGGCATCTGCATCATAATCCTTTATCCGATACCTTTTGCCCATCTTCTGAATAATGGGGCGATATAATACCGCCATCGTTTCGTTCATCTTCTGCCAATCGCCAATGGTAGTTTCGATGTCGTGTAGTTCCCCGAATGTTAGTTCATCAAGGTTTGGGATGAATCCATACTCTACCCCCTCCATCTTGAAGGTCATTTGAAATTCCGGGCGTTCTGAAAATGCTTTGAGGAGAGTTTCGTTGATCTTGGTAATAGAGGCTACTTTCATTTGTTTGATTACCTCCATTTTAATGTTGCAGAAGATTTCTACCATTTTACGCCCCAAGAAATCATCATCCCCTTCCAATTTCTGAAAGTGCTGATATTGACCCAACGTCAATTCCTTTAGTCGATTTGGTACGATTACATTCATCTCTAATTAAATAACTTTTGTTTCCTATCGTATAGCATACCGCCCATAGTTCGGACGGCTCATACGATTAAAGGTAGCATATCTCGTGGCATCAATCCCGTGGTTGAAATTGTCAACCGGGCGATTCAGTAGATTGCCATTCTTGTCCTCCTGCCATTTGTAGTTCTGAAATTCTTTGATCAGATTCGCGGAGTTCTTCGTTACGAATATCTTATATCGCTTGAGGATATCAATCCCAGCCATAATGGAGTCGTTTCCCTTGGCTGTTGGTTTTACATTCCAACCCATCCGATGCAGTTCCTCGATGCTCTTGGGTTCTGCGGAGTCAGCCCATATCTCATCGTAGCGAGTGAGTCCTAATTCCTGGAACTTGTCCGAGATATCCCGATTCGTGAGATTCGTATGGTATAGCAATTCCTCAATGTATAAATTCCCATCCTCTTCCGTTACCCGGACTAAAGCCGTAGGGTCATTCGTGAAACCAAAGTCCATCCCCATAGCAATGACCTTTCCCTTTGCCTCTTCTGCAATATGGAATTGAAAGATTGTTGCTCTCGATGCTCCCCTCTCTCCTAATCCATAGATACGCCAATAGTCCTCATCGGTATCCTTCAATCGGGTGATCTCCTGCCGGATGGTATCATCCAGGAAGGGGTTATCCAGGTAAGTCGTTTGGAAGAATTCCGCATCATCCCTGGGGATCACCTTGTCGTAGATCCAATGGAAGGCATCAGAGGGGTTGTAGTCGAGAATGATCTTCCCATCGGTACGGAAAATTAATTGCTGCCAATCCTCGAAGAATAGTTCGTTGGCTTCATTGATATAGAGGAGATTTCTCTTTCTTCCTCGGATCTTGTCCGGCTGATCAATCGAGATGAATTCAACAAGGTTCCCATTGAGGTAGTATTCGCTTGAGGATTTGTTGTGAAAGTCCTCTCGATAGATTTCATAAGTACGGAGGATCTCGAAGAAATCCCTCATCACCGATGCCCGGAGGGAGGGGAAGGTTTTTCGGCAGATGGTTATCGTTTTTCCCTTATTGTTTCGGGTATAGTAAAATATGATCCATAGCAAGATATTATAGGTCTTGCCGGATCTCGTTCCACCTTGTTCAACCGTGATCCTCTTTTCAGAGCGGAGAAGGTGTCCGAATACCTTATTCGTTTTCAGTTCCCTCGCCAAGTATCTGAATATTGAAGAGGTTATCGCCCGTGTTATGGATTTCTTGTCTTTCTACATATCCCCGGCTCTTTCCTTTTGTTTTCAGAAAAAAGATAGTAGCCGTTGAATTTCCATCTTTGATTTGCTTATGCAGTTGGCTCTCAGCAAAATCAATCGCAACGTCTGATATATCATTCACTGCTTTCTTGTATTCGGGATCTGTATCCATCCATAGGTAATGAGTCGTTCTTCCGATTCCTACCGCCTTACAAGCAGCCGTTACAACCCCCAAGGATTTTTCCAATGCATCGAGCATTGCCTTTTTATGTTGTTCAGTTTTGTCCATCTTTTTCGTATATTTGTTTTGCGAGGGTAGTGTAATGGTTGCACACTTGGTATTCCAATCAAGAAGTGGCGTTCAAATCGACCTCCTCGCTCAAAGATGCCCCGCTATGCGGGGTTTCTTTTTTGGGATAGGGCATAGACAACTCTTTA